AGAACATCGCTACTGCGTGTGGCGTGAACGAGTTGGTTATGACAGAGGAAGGTACGCATCTCGACCTCTCTTTGTGCGACAAACTCGCAGAGACGCTTGGTCAGGCTGAGGAAACAAAAACCGCTCTTGACAAGGCGAACGAGACTATTAAGGGCTTGGAACAGCAGTTAGAGGAAACGAAAGCGGCATCCGAACAGGAGAGAAACAACGACTTTGAAGGTCTGAAGAAAGAGCAGGAGGCAGCTATTGCGGCTCTTACCGAGGCTAACGAGAAGGCTATGGCAGAGGCTAAGGCTGAAGCAGATAAGGCTATCGAGGCTTTGAAGAGTGAACTTGATGCTGCTAAGGCTACGCTGAAAGAGGCTGAGCAGAAGATTGCTGACCGTGATGAGCAGATTCAGACTTTGACAGCAGCCCCTGCTGAGACTGAGGGCGAGGAAAGTCCTGCTTCTAATGGTACTGGTGCTGAGCAGTCACACTTGGTAACTGGTGTTCCTCAGTATGACCCTACGAAGTCGCCTTCAGAGAATAGACGTGCAATGGAAGAGTACGAGCGTAAGTTGCAGGCAACTATTGGTTCTAAGACCTCAATCTAAGGTGTTCTTCCTATAAATAGTATTCATTCAATAAACTTATAAAGATATGGCAAAAGCAGAATTTATTGGTCTTCACGCACTGACTCACATTGCTGATCAGTTCGCACCACAGATTATCATGGGTGCAAGCTACTTCCGTCCTGAAGAGATGGACCGCCTGCACATTAAGGTGATTTCTGGTATTCAGTTCCGCAACACCGCAACGGTGATGGCTCGCAAGGGTGGTACCACTCGACGCAAAGTTGTTGGCAAAAAGGTTGACAATCCTATTGGCTTCTTGAAGGAGCGTGTTCTTACAGCTAAGCTGACCATGAACCGCTTCAGCGACAATCAGGATAACTATGTTGAGACACCTTACCAAGTGGAAGGTAGTTCAGACTACAGCTATCCTATGTCAGAAGCAGCATTCAAGGCTATCACCGCTACTTATGGTGAGGACTTGTTTGCCAACCTCTTCCATGGCGACCTTGCCAATGATGAGAACGGAGAGAAGGGTGCTCTTTCTTTGTTCGACGGCTTCCTGACTTGCATTAAGCATGATGTCGAGGATGGTCTTATCAGTGAAGCAATGGGTAACCTTGTTAACTGTGATGCTATTACTGCTCCTACTTCATCTACTGACACCGCAGCTTGGGACGCTTTTTGTGCATGGCAGCAGAAGTGGAATGGCTCATTGAAGAACCAGCTCAAGGTCATTGTTTACTGCTCTACTAAGACAGGAACGGCTTTAGCGAGAGCATACGCTAACGTTTGGCATGGTAATCAAGGTGTAAGATACCTTCAGGTGAACGGCATCGAAACTTACAACTTTACCGTACCAGAGTACCCTAACATCGAGTTCGCTCCATCGGATATTTATGGTGAAGGTGACAAGTTGATTGCTACCATCCCAGAGAACTTCCAGTATGGTGTGAACAGCGAAGACAGTCGAAGCAAAATCTCTGTCAAGTTGGGTAGCGACACTGATAACCTTGATATTACCTTCCAGGTAGAGAGTATTCAGGGTGCTCGTCTCCTTAATCCGTTTGCTTCTGCGTTCTGTATGAGTAACGGTACTCTTGTCGAGAAGGTTGTTCTTGGTGACTTCACTCGTGCTATTTTCGCTGTTTCTGCGAATGACGACGCACTTGGTACTGTAACGGTCAATAGTGCTGCACCAGATCCTAAGAAGGACTACGCTGCTAACGAAACACTTACTTTGAAGGCAACTCCAAAGGGAAGTAATAAGTTCGTTAAATGGAGCAACGGTAAGACTACTCCAGAAATCACCGTTGTAACAACTGGTTATCCAGACGCTATTGTTGCGCTTTTCTCTAAGTAATAATTATTAAGTCTATCGGCAGAGGACTTTTCTCTGCCGAAGACTTTTAGTAATAAAGAAATAAAAGATTATATATATGGCAGTAACAGTTCAGTGCCCAACTATGGGTGATATTCTCGCCGGCAATCAGTGCTTAGAGAATTTTGCTGGTCTTGGTTCTACGGTTTATGTTGGTCTGAAAGAAGACTTGACTGAGCCAATGAAATTGACCGATGGTGTTTATTCAACCCCTAAGTTTAAGAGCGGTAAAGGTCTTTATCGTTTTGACTGTAAAGACGATGCTCAGCAGATTCAGGGTTCTTCTCTGAAGAATAACAAGGGTTTTGAGTTGACTGGTCATTTCGTTATCGACGCAGTTAGTAAGCTCACGGCTAAGTATTCACGTTCAGTGAACAACCTTAAGTTGTTCTTCATCTTCCTTGATGGTGAGGAAGATTCACAGATTTTGTATGACCCAACTCGCAATGTTCGTTTCGATGACGGTGGTATTAAGTCTGATACTGGTAAGGAGGCTAAGGATGAACGTACAACAACTTTCGAGTGCAAGCTCGGTCCTGTTCGCTATGATCATCTCTACGTTACCCCACCAACTACAGGTGGTTGGGACTCTCTTCTTGCTAACAAGGCTACTGTACTCCCTGGTGGATAAATTAATATTTTTTCCTGCCTAATAAATGGATTGATAGGTTTTTTATGTTTAGGGTTGCCTCTCACGTTTGGAAGTGTCCGTTCGTGAGGGGCTTTTTCGTGTCCTTTCTTTTTGGGTAATTTTCTGGTCTAAAAAGGTCCTTTTGTTACGTCTTTTGCTTTATGCCCCCTCCCCTTTTTGTCCTATACAGGGGAAGTTCTCTTATTACCTTTGTATAGAACAAAAGCAAATCACAGAATGCTTTTCATTAAGTTTCATAGACTTTTAGCGAATGGATAAACTCTTTTCTACATTAAGTGCAGAAGAACGACAGGCATGGATAGCTGATTTTCAAACGTGGGTAGCTTCTAAATTTCCTATATTGGAAGATGCGTCGTGTGCTTGGTCATCTGAAGATAGAGAGCAAATGGCACATGGGTTAAACTTGATTAATGCCTTTCCTTTCTGTCGTTCTTTTGTCGCTGATTCCTTGATGTTCCAAGACTATAATAGGCGTGTTACAGCAATGCGCCGCTGTATTAATCAAGTCTTAGAGGAGGTTAAAAAGGAAGTATCATTACAGGCTATAGACCTCTCAAGCCCGAAGTTACTTGTTCGTCATCGTGGTCGACCTACAAAATTGGAGCAAAAAGCCCGTGCCTTGGAGGAAGAACGAAAACAGAAAGAAGCCGAAGTTGAACACCCTTCTTTGTTTGAAGAAGACGAGATGAAGAACGAGCCTGTTGCACTTCATACAGTAAGTGGTGCTGCTGGTTATGGTACTTTGCTTCATCTTGATCAGTGGAAGTGGTTAATGAGTAAAGGTTTGCAAGAGGCTGTTGATACCATTCGTGACTTGCGTTCAAATGCTGCTGCTGCCGCTGAGAAAGCCAAGGCTTTGGCAGAAGCTGGTGTTGAGCCTGATAAGGTTAGTGTTTATGCTAAAGAAGCTGCTACGAGTACCGAAGCCTATGAGCGTATCTATGAACGTGTAGATGATGAGTTGGCTACTGTTTATGTTCGTTTGAAAGAGGATAGCACCTATAAGAAACAGATGCTAAAACGAAAGGTGCAAATACCAGAGTTACGCTCTTTGTTGCGCCCTTATTACGACCGACAGCCTGAGGGATTTAAGGAGAAGGTTATTCAGCATATTATGGATAACGACCCTCGTCAGGCTGCTATTCGTGATAAGCATAAAGCCTTGAAATGTCGTGTTGATGCGATACGTAAGTATCTTTTACGTACTGATAAGCCTAATACTCCTAAACGTATTCAGACTATGACTGAAAGGATTAAAGAACTGGAGAAACTTATAGGCAAAGCAGAAACAGAGCCTTACTATAAGGTGTTAGAGGCAGCAAAGAATAATCCTTATGTGAAACCTAAAAAGACAAAAGCATAATGAGCAGACCTTCGCAAAACTACCTTGATAAGGTAGAAAAGTGGTTAATGGGTGGGTTAACCCTTGACCGTATGGCAATGACGCTTGACCAGAAATTTCGTGCTAAGTTGGTTTATGAAGCATATCAAGTATGGTTGCAAGATAAACAGATACGTCCTACCGACCTTATGCGTCGTCTTGCAGCTCGTGAATATCCCATTTTGTTACAGAAGGCAAGCGAGGGAGACGAAGCCGCTTTAGAGGTTGTTCGTTTGTTGAATATCCGTGAAGGAGTACCACGTAGCTTTACTGAAATATCTAATGATGTTTCTGTGTTCAATTGGATTGTTGGGCGTTTCGATACAGGTATAGAACATATTGAGAAGGCGAAAGTCGTTGATGCGTCTGACTGGCTTATTCGTGAAGGAATGAAGATGGGTGATGTCCGTGCGGTAAAGAGTGGTGCAGACATAAAGATGCAACTTAATAATAACTTCAATGAGAAAGAAGATGCTGCCTCTAAAATGCCTACGACAGAAATTAATATTACAGGTGATGTTTCTATTATAAAGAGTGATAGAGTGAACTATACGCCTGAAGAACGTAAGCGTCTTGCTAAGCGTTTCAATCTTTCTGAGAAGGAGTTTACGGATATGATTCAAAATGAAGATGGTACGTGGGAAATGCCAGCAGAAGATACAGAAAAGGAATTTACTCCTGATGTTTTCGACCCGACACAAGAACAACGTCCATTATAAAACCTAAGATTATGCAGCGACGTGATGTATATATGAACCATAAACAGCAGCAGATATTCTATGCGAATGCACGGGATGTCCGTCTTCTTGCTGCTCGCCGATTTGGAAAGACTGATGGCTCTATTGGACCACGTATCTATTCTGTTAGTATGAGTATGCCACGTGGAACTAATCTCTGGTTGGGAAATAGCCGTAAGCAGCTTTACACAAGAACTGTGCCTGGTACGATAGCGGCTATTGAGCGTTTTTTTGGTTTACGTGAAGGCGAACACTTTGGATGGGGGAGACCGCCACGTTGGGTACCGAAGCCTATCTTACAACCTAAGACATGGGATAACGTGATATGGTTTGCCAATGGTAGCATTTGGCAACTTATCTCTTTGGCAGTTTCTGGTTCTGCAAATAGTATTACCGCAAACTCTATTGTGGCCGATGAGTGTAAGTTTATGTCGAAGTCTAAGATTGACGGAGAGGTTATGCCAGCTCTCTCTGGTATAACGCATCCGCTTGCAGATCCTGCTTTCTCTGAAAGTAATCCTTTGTATAAGTCTACTTTCTTTGCTTCTGATGCGTCTTTAACGGCTAAAGGTAACTGGCTGGAGAAAGAAGAAGATAAGCTTGACCTTGAACTAACTGACGGTATATTTAAGGGAAAAACCTATCGTGACATACAAAATGAACTAACACATTATGCAGATAGGGTTATTTACTTCAATGAACTTCTGCGCAATGCAAAAGCAACAGGACGTGAGGTTATGGTTGTCAGACCTGAAAAGCGTGCTGCTATTCAAGCGTTAGCGGCTCAGGCGATAGCTCATGAAGGACCGTTCAAGATTATGCCACGTAATTGGAAGAACATAAATAAGTCATTCGTTGATATGCTTATCAATTATAAACTTATCGACCCCAATGATGCCGAAATGCTCTTTAATCACGAGTACTTGATAACTCCTGATGAGCATTTTGAACTTTCAATGCTTCGTAATTCAAAGAAATATGCACGACACATAAACGACCTACGTTGTAATGCTTTCGCTTTCTATCGTGCATCGACGTTTGATAACATTGACTTGATAGGTGCTGATTATATTGCGAAGATGAAACGTGACTTGCCGCCAGTTGTCTTTGCTATTTCTATTGGAAATATGAAGGCTGTCAAGAGTAATGACGGCTTTTATTCTAATCTTGATATAGAACACGTCCACGGCTACATACCAGACGACTGTCCGGCTATTGAGAACGCTATGCACCTTCGCATAGCAAGTACGGTAAGCGGAGGATGTAAGATAGATACAGAATATGAAACACCCGACTTTAGAGAGCTACAGGAAGTAAAGGATTGTACGCTTGATGGTGATGTAATAGAAAACCAACCGCTTTTTATTGCCTTTGACTTTAATGCAAACATAAACTGGGTTGTAGCGGGACAGCTGTATAAGCGTGATGGAGTTGATGCCTTAAATGTGGTATCTTCTATGTTTGTTAAGAATGAACGTAAGTTGCGTGAACTGTTGCAAGATTGGAATAAGTATTACACTCCGCATCGTTCTCATTGCAAGGAGGTGTTTTTCTTCTATGATTCTACAGCTAAATTCAAAGTTTATGCTGTACAATCTGAAGATTATAAGGACACAATTATATCTGACCTTACTAAGTATGGTTGGACGGTACATCCTATTGATATGGGTTCTCCTATGCAACATGAGCAGAAATACAAAGAGATTAACGAGTGTCTTGCTGGTGCTGCTTATCCTGCCGTTCGCTTTAATAGAGATAACAATGAGGCTTTGATAGTTGCTTTACAGACTGCCGAGGTTAGTATCGGTTATAAAGGATTTAGAAAAGACAAGTCAGGAGAGAAACTCAGTGAGGAAGCCGATGATGCGGTAAGGCTGGAATACAGAACGGATGGTACAGATGCTTTCGACACATTACTCATTGGTGTTAAGCGTTTTTTATACCGTATGAGTGGAATGTGTTTCCCAAGTGGAACATAAGCGCAAATTATATTCTTGTGTATTCCAAAAGTGTACACTTTCAAGATACTAAAGTGTACACTTACGTGATATAAAAGTGTACACTTTGAAGATATGAAAGTATACACTTTAGCACAACAAAAGTGTACACTTTGGTATCACTGATAAACTTTAAGTAGTCCACCCTTGCTATAGCAAGTGGTATATAGATAAAGGTTAAGTAGATTATGACTAAAGACTGGACAGGAAACGGAGCTTCTTTATTTAAGACGATTGGCGCAAGCAATCATTGCGCACACGAACGTCAACAGGATGATTATTACGCAACAGAACCGAAGGCTACAGAGTGGCTTTTGAAGTTAGAACGCTTTGAAGGCCCTATCCTTGAGCCTTCATGTGGAGAGGGGCATATATCGAAGATACTTATAGAAGGGGGCTATCAGGTTGTGAGTCGTGACTTAATAGATCGTGGCTATGGCTCTGTTGCCGATTTTCTTTCTAAGGATAACACAGAATGGAATGGCGACATCGTTACCAATCCTCCTTATAAATATGCACAAGAGTTCGTAGAGAAAGCGTTGCAGATAATACCAGAGGGGCATAAGGTTGCAATGTTTCTTAAACTACAATTCTTGGAAGGTAAGCATCGTAGAGTGTTGTTTGATGCTATGCCTCCTAAGCGTGTCTATGTGAGTACGTCACGATTGAAGTGTGCGATGAATGGTGACTTTGATAGTGTTGGCGGCAGTGCTACTGCTTATGCTTGGTTTGTTTGGGAGAAAGGTTTCAGTGGCGACCCGATTATAAAGTGGTTCAATTAAAATCTGTCCTACCTTTATCTTTCGTCTTTCTTACCTTTGTTATAATAAAACATTAAGGATATGCCGTACAAACAACCACAGCAATCGTTTCAGTCTTTGCGCAATTATACAGAGAAATTCTCTTGGATAGAAGAGCGAACTGGACTACGTACGACAGGATATAACCCACCAAAGGGAGCGCAGGATGTACAGCGTGTTCCCTTCTTTGTACGTTTTGTTACTCAGGGTGGACGGCTTGAAGAGGGCAACGTGGTCTGTTTGAAGGTGAATAGACGTAGGCATCAACGAATGATACAGTTTGTTGAAAGTCAAGAGATACGCATCCTCTGTGATTATCTTGTTATTGAAGTCGATGGTATAAGAATTTTAACGCATTAAGGATATGGCTACTAAGATTAAGAGTAAGGGAAACATAGTCCGAGTTGTCGGCTCGGAGAAACTGAAGGAGAAGATGAGTTACCTTGAGTCTCAAGGTTATGCTGTGCTTCGTCCTGGAGGTATTAAGGGGAATGATGCTGCTGATGAGACTTGGCACGACTTCTTTTCTAACCAGATGACAGCTGGTGTTGGAGGAGGAAAAGGTGGACGTAAATCCGTACCAACACTCTTTGCCAGCAGCGGTTCAGAACAAGCGGTTTCCGAGGACGTTGGAACGAAAGGGCTTGGATGGATGGAATGGGGTGTAGGCAACAGATTGCCTAATGTCGTCTCTCTACTTTGCGGTATTCTTCCTTACACAGCGGCTGGTTTGAAATTCAACACAGACCTCTGTGCGGGTCTTGGTCCTGAGCCAATGTATCGCTACACACAGTATGTTGGCGGGAATATTACTACGAAAGAAATTCCATATTCAGAGGCAAATAAACTTATCTCAGGCTTGATCATCGACCGACTTCGTGAGATTAAGAACTTAGAAAATAGTGATTCTTCTGCGTTTGGAACGACAGCTAAGAGCGATAATAAGGCTTTGATTGAACAGCTTAATAAGGAAATTGAAACCTTAAAAACCGACCTTTCTGTATGGGAAAGAACGGCTCCCGAGGTGGCAGAGTTTCAAGAGCGTAACAATCTTGCACAGACTTATCTTCAGCTTTCTGGTGATACTCAGATGTTGGGAATGTGTTTCCCAGAGTTACAACTCAACTCTCAAGAACTTGATGAGCGTGGAAAACCGGTAAAGACAACGCTTTGGAAGCCTAAGGTTGTAGGTATTGGCTACCGTTCAGCACATACTTGCCGTTTGGAGCGTATGGACGACCAGAATAAGATTAATTATGTTTATGTAAGTAATCGTTGGTTAGATCAGCCCGTAGCGTCAGTGCAAGAAGCATCTTCTAAAGTCGTTGCTTATCCTGCTTTGTCTATACAGACCCCATTGGCTGACTTGAAAGCTGCTGTGCGAACGGCACGAGATAAGAATGTCAGTGCTAAGAACCGCCCTACCCGATTCATATTTCCTTCAAGTTATCCTACTGTAGGTCGTCCTTACTATCCGTCTCCAGCATGGCATAGTGTCTTTGTTGGTGATGTGTATGAGTATATTGCGACTATCATCTCTGACCGCTTCAACCGTCGTAAAAACAGTAATGTTATTGGTCGAGTGATTTATATTCACAACGACTATATGCAGCAACTCTTCATTCAAGCACAGGCACAGAGTGATGCTGATAAACAGAATGAGATACGTGATAAGTTGTATAAGGACATCAATACGTGGCTTAGTAATCGAGACAATAGCGGTCAGTCTCTCCTTGCCTTCACCTTTATGGGTACTGATGGTAAAGAGCATAAGAGCTTTGAAATCGTAGAGGTTGAGAGCAGTAGTAAGTCGGTCGCTGATGCGAATGAAAAGGAAACAGCCGAGGTGGCAAGTATCATCTTTATGGCCATGGGACTTGATGCGAAACTACTTGGCTCTACCCCACTCTCCCTTGTTGGTCAGAGTAGTGGTACTGACTTGCGTATTCGTTTTGGTGTAAAACAAGTTCAGATGGCACCGACACAAAAGATAATGCTAAAGAGCCTTGAGGTGGCAAGCCGTTTTAATGAATGGGATAAGCATCTCGTTTGGCGTATCAATCGTGAGGTGCTTACCACGCTTGATAGTAGTAAAACTGGTATTACCCAAAAAGAAGAGGAGACATAAACTATGTTGATAACAACGACTAATGAACTTAGGCTTTATTCGCCTGCAAACGCAATAGATGCTATAGAAACTCTGACGGGCTTCATAGACAGTAGCGAGCACGATTTCCTTGAAGAAAAGTTAGGAAAAGATTTGTTTGTGCTGTTGCAGAAGTATTATCGTGGTATTGGTGAAGCGGGCATTATGACCCTGATTGAAAGTATTCAGCGTAACGAAACGCTTTTACCCTATTCACAGTTACTAATGTTGGCTCAGCGTTGTGTCTGCTTTGATGCCTTGGGTAGAGCTATTGATATGCAGGCTATCAGCGTGAATGGTTCGGGCGTGAACGTGGCAACTTCTGACGATTATGGTAAGGCTGATAAAGATGCTATCAGTGCATACAAACAGACTTGTTATAAGGAATCTCATTCGGCTGTAAACCGCTTGCTCATTGTACTTGAAGAGTGGATGCGTGAAGTTGCATCTGTTACTGAAGAAGGCAAAGACACAGACGAGTACCGAGAGAAAAAGGAAATTACTGATGCTTGGCAGAAAAGTCGATATTTCTTCCTTGTTGGCTCTTTGTTGATTCCCTCAGCCCAGGTGCTGCAAGAGTACGTTAACATATATGACAATCGTGAGAAGTACATTACGCTTTTGCCTGATTTGCGTTATATTCAAGAGGATATTCTTGCACCAGTTGTAGGTGAGGATTTGTTAGATTTCCTTACAGACAATGCTATTAAAGGTACAGAAGATAAGAAACTCGCAAGGCTTATTCATCGTTTACGTAAGGCGATGGTAAAGCATCTTATTGCAAGAACAAATTTCTTGAAACTGTCTGCTCCTGATCTTGCTACCGTTCATAATGAAGCCGTCTTAATGGTGAATAATTGCGTTGATTATATACGTATGTATCAGTCAGACTTTATTACCTTGGCAAAGGATGCTATGGAAGCCTCGCCTATCTATGACGCTTCAGCAAATAAGGTTCGTGAACCATACGAACCGACCTTTAAGAACAATGAGGACGGGAATGTAATGTTTGTTATACCAGCTTTGAGTTAAATATGTTTGAAGAAAAACGACACATTGACCTTCGTCTTCCTCGTTCTTGGAATGATTGTTCCACAGAGGACCTCCGTACTGTAGCGCATGTTTTGATGTCCTGTGCTTCAAAAGCAACACGCTATAAGCCTTTCTCCTTGAAGGAAGTAAAGATTGCTCTCTTCTTTGCCTTTACAGGTCTTGAAATTGTAGAGCCTATTAATCCTCGTGTTGACGTAGAACGGCAATATTATGTGGTACGCTTTCGTGATAAGTCTTTCAGTTGGTTGCATCGTGCGTGGCGTTGGTGTCGTAAACGGCTGACAGGTGAAGACCCGTCTGTGTTCAACCTTTATCTTTGGCAAATATCCTCTTGGATTGAACCTGAGAAAGACTTGAATAGCGGACGTGTTCTCCGTGCAGGTCTGCTTGACTGGTTGGACTGTGAAGGGAATAATCACCTATTTGTTTTTCCATTCCAAGAGATAAAGCGTAGTCGTTCTTGGTGGCGACGTAAACGTGTCTTTCGTGGTCCTGAAACGTTAATGCAAGACTTTACTTGGCAGCGTTATCGTTTCGTTCAAGATTACATGGAGCATTATGTTACACAACAAAACCTATTGCTTCAGATGCAGGAGAGGGGTGATCAAGTCAGTGATAGGGACTTGATGAAACAAGAAAAGGCTACTGACCTCGCTCGTGCTTGCTTCTTAGCAGTCTTGTATAAGGCTAAAATTCGTGTAGTTGAAGATAAAACACAACGTATTCGTTTTGACTTTGAATATCAGAGTAATCAAGTTACGGATTATGCGCCTTACTTTAGGAACTTCCCAGAAGAAGATTGGCAGGTTATTCGTTTTTGGTGGGAAGGTATGATGTTCTATTTGCAAACAGAATATCCTCGTTGTTTTAAGCGTCAAGCGGTGAAAGGGCAGCCAAAGCAAAACAATCCGCTTGAACTCTATACGCGTACGACAGCAACTATGCAAAAGTATCTTGGTTTAGATGAGACGGAGGTTAATAATCAGTTCTTCCAACTTGTATTGCAGCACATGGATAATATGGCTAAAGAGAATGATGAACTTGAAAGGATAAAGGGTAGTTAATGGTATTTATATCATAGCTTTATGTTTATATATTGGAGGTGCTGCCTTCATTGTCCGTGATGGATAGTGAAGGCTTTTTTATTTCTTTTGTCCCATACTCTCTTGTTTAGTTTCCTATCTTTGCTATATAAATGATTTGATTATGGCAAATATTGATGCTAAGTTAGAACGATTTAAGAAACTCTGTACAGATATTCTTTCTCAGAGTGGAAATTGTAAGGAGAGCCAAGCGGACATGGCAGCTGCTAATACGGTACCAGAGTTGGTTGCCGTGTGGCTTAAGTATTGGCATGGACTTATTACAGAAGTTCCACAGCAGACAATTGCAGCTCTATCTGAGGTGTATGATGATTATAAAGACGAGATAAATGCTGCTGGTGTCTATTTTAACGAGAGCACTGATAAAGGAGAAGTTCTTGTTGGTGACTGTCCTAACGTGTTAAAGTTTGGAGATAAGGCTAAGGTTTATGTACTTGGTAAAGCCGAAGTTTGTGCTTATGATCATGTCTATGTTTATGCGGATAATGAAGAAGCAAAGGTTTTATTGAATGATTACTCTCGTGGTAATATTCATAAAAGTACAGTTCATGCTTGCGATTGGTCTTCTGTTATCACAGACTCTAAAAAGGTGTTTTGTGCTGATGCTGCTACGGTTGATATTACTGGTGGGGTTGTTTGTGATGCTGGTCATCGTGAGATAAATGCTTATAAAGGCTCTGTGGTTTACTCAAACTTAAAGAAAGGTATCACTTTGGATAATACATCTAAATTATTAAAGAAAAATAGTTAATGAAGTCACACGTTACTATAAAGGCAAAAAGGAAATCGCTTGTTCTTCCTGACGACTTTACGCTTGATATTGATGATCAGAACCCTCTGTTCAATGAAACAGAAATGTTCTCCTACCCTGTCAACATACCTTTAATAGGTAATCGTTTCCTTGTAGGTAACGTTGATAGCGCAATAAGTGATATTCGTCCTGTTCAGTTGGAGCATACCCCTATGCGTATTCTTGTTGATGGTCTTCCCTTCCGTAGTGGTACTGCTGTTCTTGCCGATGATGACGAGGTAGAAGATGGTGTGTCTATGAATATAGCTTCTTCTTCGCAAAGTTTCGATAGCCTTATCGGGGATTTGTCTTGCCAAGACATACCCGTGAAGGATAAAATTCAGATCGGAGAGAAGATTGGTAATCTTGTTAGTGAAGTTACATATTCTTTTAGAGCGAAGATTGAACATAAAGGAAAGAAAGGAGGTAAAGAATATACTTCTGATAAAGATGGTGTTGCTAATGGAACTTTTGAACCACAGGCTTTAGGGTTCTCTTATCCTGGTGTGTGCGTTGTCTCTGGTAATAAAGAAAAGGCAGAAAGGAAGACAACTTTATCTTATCCTGATAAGAACTCTGTTACTGTTCCAAAGGTTAAAACGAGCTTTATTAATGTTTCAGAGGCTTATCCTACAAAGCCTTATTGTAATGCTCGTGTTTGTTATAAGCATTTAGGACTGAATGATGATGGAACAACAAGTGATAGCGTTATTGCGGCAAAAGACGCAACCAATACTAATGAGGATGCTTATCCTTATTGGGTTTTGGATGCTGATCGCCCGCAGTCAGGTATCTGTTTCTATGTGCTTTACTTTCTTGATTGTTTGTTTGAGCATTTAGGAGTGTCGTTTGATAAGAGTGCATTAATAGAAATCGGAGATTTTAATCGTCTTTGTTTCTTTACAACTCACTGCAAGTATGATACTGTTCCTATTCATGGTGAAGGCGAGAAAAAATATATTTGGAAAAAGAGTGTTATAAAAGATTCTAAGGATCGTATTATAGAGTCTACCGACACACTTTGTCTTGGTTCTTTATTGTTAAAAGCGAATAGTATAGCGAAGATTGATGAGTTCTATTACTTTTCTGATTCTCAATCTGAAATGCCTATTATACCTTTGTCTGAAACTGAATTGAATGGTTGGAAAACCTCCCCTTCCGAAGCTACAGAGGATAAACCTTATGTCTGGAATGTAGAGATTTTTACATACGCAGATGGAACAAAAACAGTTGGTATCCCTCATTTTCTTTGTACTTATAGACAAATACCTATTGTTTCTATTGAACATCAATATGCACCAAGTGATAATACAGTGACATCTCCTGTGAATAAATGGGCGACTACGCCTCCGCTACACGAGGATGCCAACCCCTTCTTCAAGAATATCGATGAGATTAATGAGTGGTTGGATAGTCGTGGTTGTGGTGGTCGATTGAAATTTGAGGATGAAGGCTCTAAGGATGTCACCAGTTTTACGGTTCGTTTTGATGATGGAAGTGAACCTAAGACTTATAATGTCGGTGATGGTTCAATTCAGTCTATTACTATTGAGTCGGATGCTAAGACGCATAATGTGTCTGGCAATGTCCTCGCTATGTATGCAAATAGTGAGAATTTTCCAAAGGAGAGTGTTAGCACTGTCATTAAGTCATTAGAGAACAGTTTCGGTATTAAGTTCTATTATGATTATGAGCAGAAGAAGGTAACGGCTTATTTGCTTCGTAAAGTCTTTCGTGATCAGGCGCAACCTATAGACCTTCCTTGTAAGGTTATCTCTATGCGTAAGGTTAATGAGAAAATTACAGGTGTCCGTATGTGTTATTCAGCAGAGAGTGATACAAAGGAACAACGACAGAATATCAAACAGAATAAGAAAGATTATAATACTGATTACGACTATATCGAGTATCCACGTTCAAGAACGGTGACTAATAAAGTCTATGGTCAGATTTTCAAAGCTTTGTCATCCTCTGATATGAACGTCTATGTTGATAAAACAACGGGTAACGCTTATCGTGTAAAGGTGGATAGTGAAGCTAAGGATGCAAACTCTTTACATCCTGCTTTATTTGAGGTTGGTGCTTTCAAAGGCGTTGAATTAGGCGATTGCTCTAAGATGAATGAAGACTATGTTCAGGAGTTTAGTAGTGAATTTACTCCGATGGTTTTTAATGATGTAAACTATCAGAATGAAATCGCTCTTGCCTCTGGCTCTGCTACAGGTGTTGATGAAAAAGGACGACGTGGTTCTGTTTCAAACATCAATGCAAAGCGTAGGCAGCCTATTTTATCTGCTTTCATAGATGAGGAAATGGAACACGAGTTTGTTTTGCAGAAAATTCGTAATCTATTGTCTACTTCTTGGGCAGATTTCTATCTGACAGAGGAACTCCGATTGCGTGAGAGTTACGACACTACTAAAACTGATGATGGCAACTCTCCCTTGCAATCGCACGACTGGGGACTTTCTATTGCTATTATGCGTGGTGGTGGTATTGACTCGACAATTGAAAAATATTCTTTCGATTATGATGGATTTGGAAACAGTAAATGGCGAACCGTGGCAGGTCAATATGCTCTAACTTCCGACTCTATTGATATGATGGGTAACGAGTTTGATTATAATGGTGTGCAGCCTGGTGTTGGTAATGAAGAGAGATTCTCACTGAAGATTCGAGCTTTCAAACAGCCGGACTGGTCGCCTGTGCCTCTGTGTAATCCTGATGTTATGAACGAGAATGGAACAGTTGAGACTAAGATTCGTACACGTGGATTGTTTGATACTTTTATGTCGGAGTTTGCTTATTTCCTTCTTAATCGAAAGAAATATCGCATCCGTTTGTTAGCTACTCCTGCGGCTATTGCTGATATTCCGAACCATTGGCTTCAGCGTTATCGTATTAATGGGGTTACTGGTTATATAAATAAGGTGTCTTACTCTCTTTCAGCGAAAGAGGGTCTAAAGGATATTGAAATAGAATTTTACGCATTATGATTATGAAGAGTGAGGTTGAATATTTTATTTACAGCTACTTGAACCGATTGTTTGGTCCTAAGTACTTGTTGGATTATAGAACTGATTTGACAAAAGACCTTGGGTTATCCAGTATGGATCTTTTGCAAATCGTGATGGACGTTGAGACTCGTTTTAACATCTTTATTGACCCGTCTCGATTCCAACAGGACCGTTCTATTGGAACTATTGTTAATGTTATTACAAACATAATTAGAGAACAACATGGCTTCTAATCTCGTCTTAAAATCTGGCTCACCGCACATTGGTTCGCCTATTACTTATAAGGTAACGGCTGCTTCGCTCACGGGTATCATTTCTTTCCATAGGGTTGTCGTAAAGGTGAAGGCAGCTCTTAGCACTGATACTGATTGGACTATTACGCAGGTTTCTACTCCTGTTAATGAAGGCGAAATCGTTGAGTTAGATATTTCTTCTGCTCTTCAGGCTGTTGCCGACCGCTATCAGTACGAACCTATCCCGCCTACGGCTTATCCGTTCGTGAAATATTCGCTTTCTGCCTATGATGAGTATATGCAAAATGGTGAGGTTCATCAGACGGAGGATATAAGTAATGAAGGTGGTAATGCTCTCTTTGGTGCTAAGACCGACTTAGAAAGGCTCTTTAGTGATGGGAATAGTACTGCACAACATTTCTCTCGAAAACCTAAGTCTGAGTATGAAATTGTTTCCGTTGGAGAGTCTGTTGTTGTTCCTCAGTCTTTTCCTGCTCCTGTGTCGTTGGGTAATGTAACGACTGGCCCATCTTCTGCTGTCTTCCCTGTAACAATAGCTGGTATGCAAACGATAGGCGGACGTGATTTCTACGCCTTGAATAATTCTTCGCCTGATCGTCTTGAGTTTCGCTTTGTGAATGGCTTGGGATGTCTTGAGAGCATATCTCTTCTTTCGCTTCGTTCGGTAGAGATGAATATTACAAGTGAGACTTATATTCGGTCTGTTCAGGAAACATTTGGTAACTTTTCACGTGGCTTAATTACAAAACAGAATGATTATGAAACGTGGAAACTATCAAGTGGATCTGTCAGTCCCGCAATGCAAGCGTGGTTTCTTCATGAGTTCCTTATGACTTCGGCAGCTTGGATAAAGGTAGGAGCTGTGTTTATCCCTTGTCATATCGTACCAGAAGAAACTGTGACGGGTGTCAATCGTGCAGATGGTTCTATGCGTGAGGTTCATTTCTCGGTACAGTTTGATATTAATGGTTCGCCTGAATTTAGTTGAATAGGGTAAGTATCCTCTCCTACCCTATTTAGGCTTAATACGTAAAGTATATACTTTAGCATCATAAGGTATATACTTTATTGCGTTAAAGTATATACTTTACGTTTTGTGGGTATATTCACTCCTCTTTTTATTAATCTTATTATGTCTGTCCCTAAATAATTCTGTCCCACACATTCCTTATGTCAATTTTATCTTTGCATAAAACAATGATAAAATATGACAGAAGCAAGCGCAAGTAATTATTGGATTAGTTCCACGGCTTTGAGTATAACGCTTAATGCTATGGGTGATGCTGACTATATTCAGGCAAATGTAGCCAGTGGTGCTATGATAATGTGTTATATGCGTAACATAGACGGATTGGGCTATGATGCAGGACATAACTATCGCCGTTGGAATTTGATAGCCAACCCAACTTATTTCAATTCTACGACTGAGAAATATGTCTATGCTGCTATCCCCCGCAAGCTGCAAGATAATGGCACGGCATTGATTGTATTCCCTTCTGAGCGTGTTGATATTTATGGCAAGTCAGCAACCGAAGTTCAGCTTGGCTCTGAAGATTATTATTACATCTTCCTCGGTGGTGTTATCAGTCCTTCGGTTGTTGGTGGTGTGTTGCAAAACAGAACGTGGACACAACGCGTTGATACCGGTAAATTGGCTTCTGACGAAGCTATCGCTGCTGGCGGTGATAATACTTGGTGGATCTATAATGCTGTTGATGATACGGTAACGTTCTTGAAGGCTATTGTTCGTGCCGCATTCGATAATCTCGAGGCTAAGTATGCGACCGTAAAGAACCTTATTATCGGTGGAGAAACTTTGACGGGTGTCGCTAATGATGAAACGTCAAAGAACTCTCGTGTCGACGTGGTTACGCCTGACTATCTTTTTGGTAATTCTGATGCTCGATATGTTCGTAAGGATATTGATGATAGGCTTTCTTCTATACTTACTTTCCTTAATGGCGTTCATTTTGGAGAAGACTTTGAGAAAGATCTTCATGGTGCTGGCATTTATCGAGATGAACAAGGAAGTTGGCATATCGACACGGATTACATTCACGCACGAAAGAAACTGACAGTAGAAGAGGTGGAGGTGATGAAAAC